TACTGGGTTACCTGTTTTAGCTAGATTAGCCTGTGTTTGATCTGGTGCTGCTGTTTGTCCGGTGTTGCTTGCTGCTGGAGTACTGCCACCGGTTGCGGGTGTTGCTGATTTAGCGGCATTAGGATCTGGTTCTCCGGCTACGGTACTTTTACCTGCTGAGAATCCTTTCTTAAATGCTGATCCAATTCCTGCGATACCTCCAGCTACTGCGCCTACGCCTTTGGCCACTCCGCCTACAGCTTTTCCTACACCACGACCTGCTGCTTTAACTAATGATCCCACCGGACCTTCATCTAATTTTGATTCAACTAGTATTTCATTTATTCTCATGTTTGGATCCTTAGACCGCTGCCGGTGCTGGTTGTTTTTGTAGATACTTTAATAATCTGATCTTGCGATCTGTGGGCAGAGCCATGACCATTTTCTTAACTGCTTCGATGTCAGGCGCTGTGGGTCCTGCTGCGATCTTCATGTCTGCGTAGACTTTGTTGATGACTTCTGGAGTAATACCACCATAGTTAGTTAAAAACTTTTTGAGTTCTTCAGAATCAGTAGGAGATCCTTCTAGCTTCCATGCTGCCAACAATTTTGGATATGTGGCATTAGTAGTGATCTGTTTGCCTACAGCAGCCGCACCTTTGGCCACTGCTCCCAATGCTTTGCCGCCCAACTGTTTGGCCTTGTCTAGGATACCTGCTTCCATGATGTCCTGTTGTTCTGCCACACGCTTGAGCAACACATAGACCTGTCCTTCTGATAATGGACGAGTTTGCGTATAATAACTTTCTTTCTTCTCACCTGCAGTACCTGCTGCTTGTCCTGCAACTGCTGAAACTACAGGATTAACTGCGGCAGCAGCATCTCTGAGAGCAGCCACAGCAGTTTCTACAGCGCCGGGTTTAATTACGATTTCAGCAGCGGCCATTGCTGCCTTTTGATATTCTGGATCAGCAGCTTTGGCTAAAATCTGACTAGCGACTTCTGCTGATTTGGCCATGCCTGCTTTGGATGCAGAAAAATATGCATCAGAGTTGCTCATGAAATCAATACCTTTGGTCATTTCGCTGGCTGATTTCATGCCCTGTGTCCAGACTTTGTAATCTTCTGCATTTACATAAGCGCCTTGGCCATTGTATTCCACATAATAGGAATTTTTAATTTTTTGTATTTCGCCTAGTTGGCTAAGTGCTGTGGTCGCTGCTTTAACACCAGCAGCAGTTAATCCAGCTACAATACCAGCAGTGGCACCACGACCTATAGCTGTTGATGCTTTTTCACCTTTGAGCAATCTATCTGCAATATTAACTAATGCTGTGGCTCCGCCTACACCTAGACCTGTAGCAGTGATACCAGCTGCCATACCTCCTACAGCAGCAAGCCCTAGAGCAGCAGCTAATGATCCTGCGATGGCTAATAGAAATTTATGTGAGGTAGGATTGTTTTTAGCGAACTCGCCATACTTGGCTAATTTTTTTGCGATGTCCGGATGTTTAGCAGCAAATTTTGATTTGATATCTTCCCATTTAGCATCAAAGTCTTTGACAGGCTGTGAATTTGCCAGAGCACCGCCTAGTTTATTGTACCACATGTCTTTGAGTTTTTCACTAACTTCACCAGCAGCGTCCACAGCTTTGCCTGCCATTGTACGATTAGAACCCTGTTCACTGGCAGTGGTTTCTATGCTTTTGAATAATTGTTTGATCTGTTCCGGTGCTAGAGCAACTTCCATTAATAAAGGATGTATTTCTCTTTGCCAATGTTCGAAATAGGGATCTCGATGATCAATGTCAAATGATTCGAATATGTTTTCTTTGATTACGTGATTTATTCTCATAGTTCTGCCAACATTTGTGATATGTTTGTTATTTATTAAAAACGAGCTTACGCTCGTTTGCTTTTTCGCTTGCGCTCAAAGCATTTTTTCTTTTTCTTGATAATATCAAAGTTATGAAACAACTATAAATGCGAAGCATTTTAGCATTATGCAGATTGTTCAGCCACACTTAACCCGTTGCCGGGTAAAGAGTACATTATGCGAGTCGCACAGCACACTTAGCGTTACAACTATTACAGAGGCGGTCAGCCGGTACCTCGAGTTGTGTCTTATTCTGACGGTGGATTATCACGTATACGCTAACACACGCAATAACCTAAGGGTGTTTCTCCCTTCTTTTTGCCCTTTTATTCCTTTTCAAATAACCAAATCGCAGGTCTTACAAGCGATCTTCATCCATATGGGTAGTGGTTAAGCACCTTTGCGGCAAGGTTTTCCGTCCCTGTGTACACGAAGACCAGGTCTAGAGCGCACGAAATTAGGCCTGCGCTAGCCAAAAAAACCGCGTTATTTTGCCTTTGATTGTTCTAAAAGACGTTGTCTAAGTATATTTGAGCCGCCAACTCTGACGTTTATAATGCCATTATAATAGTCATCTGTTTCTAAAACTCTGCGTTCAAATTGCTCTCTTGCTTCTAAATATGATAGTTCTGCCTTGGATTGACAATAGTAAAGTATTTCTCTTGTGAAGTTTTCCGGACCTAATGCTTGGACGTCTGCGTTTAACCTATCAGATGATCCCCAGTAGTCTCGCCAATCGCTTTCTACTACAGACCTTCTTTTAAGTTTTTTGCCTTTGAGTGGTGGTTTCGTGCGTTTAAACTGTGCTAGTTTCTTGCCTATGTACTTTTGCCCGGTGTGTTGATTCGTGATGAGGTAAACAAAGCCAATATAGCCTTCGGGTATTTCTTCTACTGGTTTATTTTGGTACGTCCATTGCACTCACTTAGTTAGTTTTGGCGGTCTGCCTTTGATGCCTTTTCTGGCTAGCTTTCTTGATTCTCGTTTTGCCTGTATTTCCATGCGCCTAGTTGATGCTAGATTGCGTATTTCTGATAGCCAATAGCGTGCCTTGATGCCTGCTTCGTCTGAGCCTTTGTATTCAAATCGTTCTTGCCACTTAAAATATTCCTGAAAAGCAGCAATCATTTTATCGTGGCTTTCTGTGGTCATTCTACAATGTCAATGTCGTTGGAGTAACTGGTAAATCCGTTTTCTTTGATCACTTTCAACACATGATTCACACGACTGGTTAGATCATCTCTATGTGAAATCAAGAAAACATTCTTATCACGCTCACGTGTCATTTTCTTGAGCACTGCTATACTGGATTCTACACCGCTGGAGTCCATGCCTGAATCCACTAGTTCATCAATAAACAGCAGATTGATGCTGTGATACAAGTTCTCCCACACATCACGGAACGCCCACGACATAGATAATATCAATCTATTGCGTTCGCCTCGACTTAGATTGTCAAAGTCTAGGTCTTGACCTAGTTGTGTGATGATAACTGATAGATCATTTTGGAATTCCACGATGTGCGGCAAGCCAATCTTATCCAGATAATAGGTCAAACGTTGATTTAAGAATGCCAAGTTCTGATCAATGATGCGTTTACGCACAAACGAGTCTTTGTTGGTCAACAATTTGTACAAGAATTCTTGATGTTCCTTGACACGCACTAACTCATTGGCATGATCCCAGGATATTTCCTGTACCGCAGTGTTTTTTAATTCTTCAATCTGTTCTAGATAAGGATTAGTTTCGTCTTGTTTGTTTTCAACGTCCTTTTCCAATCCACTTAGCGTGTTCTTGTGATTCAGAGCCTGCTCTAGACTGTCATAGTGTACCTGAGGACATGCACCTAGTTCTCCTACTAGACTCAATGCTTCGTTAAATGTCGCAAGTTCTGATTGATGTTCTGCAATAGCTGCACGACTTTCCTCTACCTGTTTGTTTTTAGCACTGACCATGTCCTCGTGTTTGACATCATGTATGTCCTGTCCACAGCTATGACACTTGTGAGCTGCCAATGAAGTTGATTCCTGTTCTAGTTTTTCCAGAGTCTTTTGTTCACGTTCCACAGTAGCAGTTTGTTTTGCTATCAGCGACACAAGATTGTCACGTTCTTTTTTGTTAGCAGTCCACTCTACCAATGTTTTTTGTGCTGAAATCTCAACATCAATGTCTATGGTACTGAGTCTATCGATGCTTTTTCTAAGATTCTCTATGGCAGTTTCTTTCTGTTCGTCCCATAGCTTCTGCTTGCGCTCTAGAGCGTCTATGCTTTGTTGAATTCGGTCGTTGGAAGCCTTCACAGTCTCTATGCGTGTGTTTTCTGTGGAAATAGCATCCTTGGTTAATCGCAGTTGTTCTTTGAGATTTTCTGCTTTTTCACTCAACAGCGTGATGCCCAACAGTTGTTCAATGATGCTGCGTTGATCATTGGGCTTCATAGCCAAGAACGGTTCAGTGTATGTGTTTAATGCCACGAGATGTTTGAACATTTCGTGACTCATACCTATCATTTCTTCAATGCTTTTTTGTGTTTCTCTACTATCGCCTTGTGATTCATCTAGGTCTTCTAGATCCTGTTCCTCACCATTGATTGAAAACTTCAGCAAATTAGGCTTGCGACCACGTTCTATGTGATATTCAACACCATCTTTTTCAAAAGTCACAGTGACCAGCATGGCCTTGCTGTTGATCTTGTTTATTAAGTTATCACGTTTGATGTTAGTCAGCGCCTGTCCATAGATACCATAACTTAAACCATTAATGATGGTAGTTTTGCCTGTGCCGTTACGAGCACCACTATCATCACCGCCCAAGTCTAAGTTCTCACCTAAGACCAAAGTCAGTTGCCCCTTGTCAAAGTCTATGGCCTGGGTTTGATTGCCCACGCTCATGAAATTGCGAACAGTTAGATTTTTAATTTTTATCATAGGTCTTTATAGATATCCAATAGTAGGCCTTTGTCGTAGGTATCGCTTTCGATGGCATTGATCTGATTCATCACTATAGTGTCGACACTTTCGAATGTGATATCAATAGGAGTAGCTGTGGATTCCACTTGTACTTTTTCAGGAATCAACATCAGTTCACGCAGATCGTACTGCGGAATAAACTGTTCTTTGATAAAATTGGCTTCTTCGAAACTGATAGGCAAGTCTATGGTCACACGACAGTGCATTTTGGCACGTAGCAGTTTATCTGGCGTGTCAATGATCTGGCTCAATTTGTATGTTCTATATATCGGTTGATCGGGCCAAGTTAAGTACTCAGGTTTGCCACCCCACTCTAAGATCATCATGCCACGATCATCGTCGCCAGCATCTGCGTAGTTGTGCGGAAATGCATTGCCTATGTAAGTGACATTGCCTTTGCTTTGACGTTTGTGGAAGTGTCCTGAAAACACATATTCTTGATTTACAAAATGATCGCCCTGTAACTGTCCGTGATCCGGCATCTGTACCATAGCGTTCATGTAGAACAGGGGTAACTCTAAATGTCCAAACACATAACGACTTTTGATCTTAGACACAGTGCGCCATTCTTCACCTACCAGCCAAGGCATGATAGTTACATCGCCTTCTGTGAGTGTTTCCTTGATTGGAACCACATTGGGAAACAATCGCATAAACTCGATGGAGTTAATTTCACGTTTGTCTTTGTAGAACAAATCGTGATTGCCCAAGATAAAATACACTTTCTCGAAGTTCTGGCTCAGTCGTTCTAGGTTGCTCACGGTGTAATTCATGGTTGAAACGTCAGTGGTTGACCGATTGTGATGCCAATCTCCTAAGAAAATTGCTGTTTCGCAATTTTCCCGCTTCGCGGTCTCGCAGAACCAAGCGACGAAATCTTCGCAGTCTTGATTATGGATTCTGCTACCGCTCTTCAATCCAAAGTGAATGTCAGTGAAACACGCTACCTTTTTAAATAGACTCATAGATATATTTTAAACTCTTTTATTATAAAGGTCAATCATCATCCCCAGTCGTCACAGTAACAGGACCTACAGCAGGACCGCCGCCGGAGTTCTGTCTTGTCCAACTTGGATTCATACCATTCATTTCTAGAATGTCGTCTCTAATGTTTTGATTACGTTTTTCAATGTTGATAATTCTAACGAATGAATTAGTAACAGCAGCA